GGTGCAGTCTGAGTTTGGATAACTACTATGTCACTAAGATACCGAGATTACGTCGATGATCACGTTGAACCCTGGGCGGTTGTGGAGATGAAACTCCGCAAAAATACGTTCGTTGATCCTCAATATTATTATTTTGAGAGTCAATTCCCGTATCCGCTTTCAGGTACTTCAACTACCGGCAATGTCTACCACAAAGAAGGCCGTATGGCCGACGAGTGGGGAGACGGTCGGAGGTCAGGGCGTCCCAAACTGTTCCGAAGGAAAGATTGTCAAAATATTTCCTTCGAGTTTCAGACTGGCGCTGAATCTAGTGTCTTTTCGTACTTGGTTAAACCCGGTTTCTCCACTGTTGGAGACTCCTGGTACCGATGTCCGTCAAGATTAATAGTTGAGACCGTGAGGCCTCAACTAAACTATGATTACGCCGCTGCTTCTATTGAAGCAATTGGGAGTTTGTTTAAACAAAGCTCGCTACCTCGTGTGATCAATATCGACCGAGATCCGTTTGATACGGAATTTTCGGTTTGGTATAGTGTCGTAGATATGCTCGATTTAGCCAGATTATTTAAATCTGTCTTAAAGGGCCTTATTGGCTTTGATCGAAGAAACCTTAAAAAGGATTCTCGAACTGCCAAACAACTCCATGACGCTAATCTGCTAACACGATTTGGGATTATTCCCACAATTCGTGATATGCAGGAAGTCGTCTCCATATTAAAAACATGGAAGGAGAAATACGACAATAGTAGAGATAACCTTCTGAAAGGTAGACGGTATCGTTTAGATCCCGTCTCCCTGACATGGCTGTATCCGAGAAGGTATAATGGCATTGCTGCCATAAACTTCCCTGGTACATCATATCCTGTGAGTGTCGATTATCGTTCATTCACAGAGGTTACCTGGCATGGGTCCCTAGATTATAGGTTCCATTGCCCCGAATTCTCGGGATGGCTTGCGCGATTGAAGCAGCTCGTTGATTCATTTGGAATCCTCGATCCTGCAGCTCTGTGGGATGTGATACCGTTCAGTTTTGTACTGGACTGGTTTTTCACTACTTCAGAGTGGATTCATTCGTTCAAGCCTCGATTATTCCCGGCTGATGTCTATGCAACTGACTATTCAGAATCAGTTGCTTATAAGACTATCATCTTATATGGTGTCACGTCGACAACGTTTAATTTTGCTTTCGAGCAATTTACGCGCCACGACACTGTTCCTTCTTTTACTTCATATAGAAGTTTAATTGGAACTGACATCTATAAGACGTATGTTCGTCAGCGGTTTAAACCTCTGGCGACTCACATACGTATTGTATCTAAGTCTCCTTCTCTCAAGAGCCGACGCAAGTCGGCTGTTGACCTAAATAGAGTCAGCGTTGCTGCCTCATTAATAGGACAGAGGATACCTAGATGAAACCCAGTAGCAATACTGGAAACCACAGCCTCAACGGAAAGAGTTCAGAATGTTTACTGACCCCTTCGTGATTAAGGCACCCACTCTCTCTGCGCATTCGGCCATTACGGTATCGGAAACGATATCGTTGGCCCGTGTACAGGAGCAGGGGGGCGCTTCGTTGTATGGTCCATCGGTTGTTACCAATGGTCATACTCTTAGTATGCGTGTTTCTCATAGCGAAAGCAATGAGAACAAGCCTATTAAAACGAAGCGAGTCCTGGTCAGATTGGATTTTGGTGGATTCACCAAATCCCTTCAACCAGGTGTAGCATTTGCATATCTCGTCATCGGGATGCCCCTTGGGGGCCTTCTCGATGTTCCGAGCATTGCTGATGGGGCGGAATTAACCGCCCTTCAGATGGCTCAGATGCTCGTCGGTGCAGTTGCAGTAAGTTCTACTGCAGCTACTCTCGACGAGACGAAAGTTCCCCGGCTTTCAGCCGGCGAATCTTAAGATATCCTGTTCCATTCTCGACGGATTTATCCGAAGAGAGGAATAGTTCTTGATGTGTAGATGCTACGTTCATGTTGTGGTTAGTTGTACGTTCTGGCTAGGATGTACGCCTTATGGTATACAAGAATAGCCTAGAAACGTATGTTTCTCTGACCGTACAACTGTTCCATGACATAGTGCAATGTTATCCAGAAACTCGTGAGTCTCACCTCGATCTCGTTACTTTACGAAATCGAGTGCGATTAGAAGGGATTTCGTTTTTAACGAAAACCCTTCCTTCCCTGGGTAAAGCCCTTGACAAGGCTCTACACAGTGATACACCTCTACTCGTGTCCGGCTTCAAATTGAGGCCCGACTCGTCAATTCCCCGATTTCTCGGGTGGTTGATAGAGCGTGTATTCACGACTAATGGATATGTTCGGAGTGATCCGGACATTACCACATTGCGACACCTGCGACAATTCTTGTACTTTACGTACAAGCTCAGTCTACCATATGATGCAGCAACTGAAAGTTCAGTTACCGCATCTTTTCGTCAGACTCAAGATCAACTCAAAGATTTATATTTTGATCGATCTTGTGAACCCATCCTTGATACAGCTCGTACTTTTATTAGTCGGCTGTTCAATGGGTACTGTGCTAGGGATATTATACCCCAGCATGGCCCGGGTGCTGTTGCAACTGGTGAAGAAGTAGGTGAGAAGTCAAACTTCTCACGTCTATATCTTCATACGGAGAAAGTATTTCCATTTACGGAATACTTTATGCTCGGTATTAATCAGATTGCAGATCAGTACGAATGGATTCAGGACTTAGAGGTCCTTGAACACGGAACGGCGAAAGTCGTTCTTGTGCCAAAGGATTCTCGTGGTCCTCGTCTCATATCTAAGGAACCACTGGAACTCCAGTGGATTCAACAGGGTATCCAAAAGAGTTTATACTCTTGGATTGAAAACCATCAATTAACTCGTGGATTTGTAAATTTTACAGATCAGACGATTAATAGGCGGTTAGCCCTTGAGAGTTCACGTACTTGTCAGTATGTGACCCTTGATATGAAAGATGCGAGTGACAGGGTGTCTCTGAAATTAGTTGAAGAACTTTTTTCAGGGACGACCCTTCTCGAGGCCTTGTTAGCCTCTCGAAGTGCGTTTACCCAGTTACCCGATGGTAGTACCATTAGGCTAGAATCATTTGCTCCTATGGGATCAGCAGTTTGCTTTCCCATTGAAGCTCTTTGCTTCTATGCTTTATGTGTCGCAGTATTGTCCGTAACCGGAGTATCAGGTATAAGAAATAAACCTGATGTTTACGTTTACGGGGATGACATTATAGTACGCCGCGAAGACTATGCGGCTATACTGCAGTATCTACCTAAGTTTGGACTTCTGTTCAACCTTAGCAAATGCTGCGTCTCAGGATTCTTTCGAGAATCCTGTGGGTGCGACGCTTTTATGGGCGTCGATGTCACACCTATCCGATTGCGGAAGACATGGTCATCTCGGAATAGAGATGCCAGCGAACTTGTTTCCTATGTTGAGTTGTCAAACTCTCTATGGGACGCAGGTTATTGGACTACGAGCCAATTAATAGAACGAATGGTCGAAGGCCGTTATGGTCCTCTACCCTTTGTAAAAGAATCGTACAAGTACACCGACCTTGCCGGTCGCGTGCGTCTATATGATTCTCCATTAATTGGTTGGTATCGCAGTCACGTGCACCAGTCAGCTAATTCTCGTCTTCGTCGGAGACTTAATAAGTCAACGCAGAAGCTTGAATATAATAGCTGGATCATCCGTCCGAAAAAGAAATTTTTTGTGACAGATGGTTGGCGAGAGTGCCTCCGTATTTTGAATACAGGAAGCACAGGTGCCAAAACTGGCGTCTATGCGCTTCCTCGACGCATTTGTTTACGTCGAGGATGGGCGAGTGATTAATCACCACTCGCAGAGACAATGTATTATTATACACTGCCCCGCTACGTAGTCACTACTGATCCCTCATGCCAG